CGATTTCAGAGCCAGAGTATGTTGCTGGTGTAAGGACAATTAAAATACATTGGCGTGGCCCTAAAGACAGGTATCGGATCATTCACCTTAATGAATGGGGAACAGTTAAAAACCCTAACCCTAGAGGTAAAGGAGCTATTGCCAGGGCCATGCGTAATGCGGAAAATGCCTATAAAGCAGCGGTGAAAGAAGCTGTAAGGAGAGGTATTTAATGCTCTATAAAGTATACGATGCACTAAATACTAGTGATCTTATTAAAGAAAAAGTAGGAAAACGAATTAAGTTTTATAAGTATCCATCTACTGATAATATGCAAGGTGTTTACATTGTAATTGATCCAATAGATGTACCTAAGCCTGGTGATTATGCAGATAATAAATGGCTTACAGACGAATATTGTTATCAAATTGAAGTTTGGTCTACGAATCTGTTTGATACACAAGCTGTTGCAAAAGAAGTTCGTAATGTCATGTGGAATGAACTAGGTTTTGCTCAACTAATATCAGGTCTTGATGAATTTGCCGAAGATACGGGGATTTACCGCGATGCTAGGCGCTATCATGGTAAAGAGTATGTAGAAGAGATTTAAGGGAGGAATTTATAATGGAGACAAAAAAGAATTATCATGCCTCTACAGGTGTAGATGAATTTTACTATGGGGAAGTTGGAGACGGTACAGTTGCTTCGTATATTGAGCGGGTAGAATATTTACAAAATATTGACGTAGATATGCCTCAAGATATTACCCGTGCTTATGGAGATAATAAAACAGCGGAAATGGCTGTATCAAACGGTGATATTAAAGTTACTTCCGCTTTTCATAAAATCCCTATGGAGGACAAGCAAAAACTGTTAGGTCTTGAAGTTAAGGACGGTATTACCTATATGGGTAGTAAAGATAATCCTCCATATGTTGCAACCATTTTTGCTAAGACGTATGAAGATGGCTCTAAAGAATATGTTGGCTTGCCAAAAGGTTTATTTACAAGACCAAAACTTTCAGGGAAAACTAAAGAGGATGGCACAGAATTTTCTTCAGAGGAGATCGAAGCACAGTTTATGGATCGTAAAATCGATGGACTAGATGAAGAGAAATCTGTTGCTTTTGCCGTAGATAAAAAAGGAGAAACAATTAACCGAGATCTTTTATTCCAAAAGATATTTGGTAAACCATATCCGACAGGAGAGCAAGGAGGCGTTGAAGGCTAATGAGTACTTTTCAAGTGAAAGCGGCTGAAGTTATTCAGCCTAATAGATTGTTAACTTTATCAAGCGACGCTAATGAAAGTGCTATTATCTCTTTGACTAAAGCAGGAGGAAATCCTGATTTTTATTCAACTCGACAAATTGCAAAGGATCAACAAGTAACAGTTAATTTTAGCGGAAAAACAGCTTGGATAATTGAAGCTGGAGAGAATTTGAAAGCAGGTCAAAGAGCGCAAGCCGGTCAAGATGGGAAATTAGTTAAATCTACTGGTACCGGAATTGGCTATGTATATGCAGATGTGAAAGCTGGTGCATTAGCAACCCTTATTCGTACTTCCAGCGGCACCCCTGGTCCACAAGGGCCAGCAGGTCCAACAGGACCAAAAGGGGACAAAGGTGATACAGGCGCGCAAGGAGAAGCAGGGTTTGGTACAAAGGAACAGTACGACGATATTATTGCTCGTCTAACAGCACTAGAAAGCAAGTAGGCTAAATGATAATATTTAGCCCTTTTTTTATTTTTATCTAAAACCAAAAGGGGACTGAAAGAAATGGCAAATTTAAAACGCAATATGATCGAATTAATTAAAGAGGTTTCAGAGGACGGAGAAATCCTTAAATCAGAAAAGCATTTAACACCTGCATTTATCCCGCTTACTGTTGTATATCAAGCAATGGATCTAACTGCCGATATACAAAAAGCGAATGCTCAAAATGAGAGAGAACTGATTGACCGTTTTGTTGATTTTATTGTTCATGATGTATATAAAGATAAGTTTACAAAAGATGATTTAATTAACGGTCTACATGCTCCAGATGCTATGGAGGTTTTACAAAATCAAATCCGTTTTGTGGCTGCTGGTCATCAAAGTGATGAAACAAAAAAGTTTTTAGAGAAGAAGAATTGAGTGATGAAGATTTCACACCAGAAAAGCAAAAAGGATACCTAGATGATTTTATAATGTCCTTAATGAAAGAAGGTAAGGATATTAACCAGGTGTTAGATATGCCCTTTCACTTTGTCTTGGAAATCTTACGTGAGCGAAATAAACCTAAACAAGAAAAATCCTTAATTGCAGCGTTTGGCGGTTAAGGATTTTTTTTGTGTTTTCAAGAAGGGAGGGTGAAGTTTGGCAGAACGTATTGAAGGTATGTCCATTGCGCTAGAATTGGAAACATTACAGCTTGATCGTGGTCTAACAGGTTTGAAAGATCGGTTTAAGACTGTAAATAGTGAAATGAAAGCCAATTTATCTGCTTTTGATAGAGGAGAGCAATCCATTGAAAAGTATGAGGTCACTTTACAAGGATTAAGTAAGAAGTTAGAAATTCAAAAGCGAATTGTAAGTGAGTCCAGGGCCGAATACGAAAAAATGGTTAAAGAGCATGGGGAAGGATCTAAGGAAGCGGAAGCAGCTGCAAGAGGCTTTAATAATCAAGTAGCCGCTTTAAATAATTTAGAACGTTCCGTTAATCGCACAAGCCAAAGCTTGACACAGCTAAAGCAAGAGCAAGGTGCTTTGCAATCGGGTTGGAGCAAGATGGGAAGTTTGATTGATAAAACGGGATCATCTTTAACTGGATTAAGTTCTAAGATGCAAGGAGTCGGCTCTACTCTATCTACCTCTCTAACATTGCCTATTGTTGGAGCAGGAGCAGGAATCATTGGACTAGCTACTAAATTTAATGACTCTTCCGTGAAAATAAGTAACTCCTTAGGCACTTCTACTAAAGAGACAAAGAAATTTACTGAAGCCTCACGAAACATTTATAAAGATGGATTTGGTGAAAGTCTGGAAGAGGTAGACAATGCCCTACTTGAAACCAAGCAGAACATTAAAAATATCAATGACGAAGATTTAGAGGATATTACTAAAAAAGCCCTGGCTTTAGCAAATACATTTGATGCTGATGTAAACGAAGTAACCAGAGCGGGAAATAGTTTAATACAAAACTATGGAATGGATGCAAAAGATGCTTTTGATCTAATGGCCAAGGGCGCACAAAACGGCATGAATTTCTCAAAAGAGATGTTTGACAACATGTCAGAATACACCATTAGTTTTAAAGAGGCTGGTTTCTCTGCAAATGAAATGTTTTCGATTCTTTCTAATGGTGCGAAGAAAGGCTATAACCTAGACCGCTTAAATGATACGATGCTAGAGTTTAAGAATCAAAGTGAGGATTCCAGTAAGTCGTATATGGGTGCTATGGATCAAATGTCTGAAAGCACACGAAAAGTATACGAAGAGTATGAAAATGGTAATGCAACTGTAGCGGATCTATACAAAGCGGTAATACCTGATTTGCAAAAGATGAAAGATACAATTCCCACAAAAGATTTTAATGTGATCGGAAAAGCTTTATTCGGTAGATGATAAATTGTGCCGAATTAAAATCGTTCAAAATCGGTGGAGGCTAAGTCAATCGATATGCTAATACCGAGGTAAAGCACACTTCAAAAGGTGTGGCTCACCGTAACGCATAGGAGCTGAACCTGTATAACAGAATAAAATGCTCCCAAGAGTGAACGACAGTCTTATGATTGAAAATGTATGCTGACCTTATAGGAAACTATAAGAAGTAGGGGATAAAAAGCCTTTACGATAACAAAAGTGACAAAATGGGAAGATCAAGGCGCGGATGTAGTTTTATCCATGAAAACTGTTAATAAAGAGCTGCAAAACAGCAAAGGTACGATGGATAAAATGACTAACAATGTAGAACAGTCCTTTGGTGCTCGTTTAAAATCCGTTTGGCGTGAAGCAGGGGATGCATTGTTACCTTTTGGTGAGATCCTTATTTCATTTGCTGAAAATATCCTGCCTAAAGTATCATCTGGCATTCAAATGGTTTCTGGTTTTATTAAAGGTTTATCTCCTGCAGCGCAAACAACGGGCCTTATCTTTGCAGGACTATTAGCAGCACTTGGCCCTGTAATTACTATGGTAGGTATGTTTGTTGGTGCTATAGGTAATCTTTTACCTGTTTTTACACCAGTAATGAATGCCATTGCACGGGCCGGAGGTTTATTAAATGTCCTAAGAACAGGGCTTGCTGCTTTAACTGGCCCGGTGGGAATAGTCATAGGTGCAATAACCTTATTAGGCGCTGGATTTGTGGCCTTATATCGCAATTCTCAAACATTTAGAAATGGCGTTTCTAGCGTAATGAGCGATATACAAAAGCTTGGACAAAGCGCGCTAAATATCTTGAAACCAGCTATTGAGTCAGTGAAGCAATTCCTCCAGAGTCAGCTATCCGTGATAAAGCAATTTTGTCAGGATAACTCTACTACTATACTTCAGGCTCTTTCAAATATAGGCAGCGTGGTACGTGTAGTTTTTCAGGGGATTTCTGCTGTAATTGGCTTTGTCATGCCTTTTATACTTTTCATAATTAAATCGGTATGGGGAAATATAGAGGGTGTCATAAGCGGAGCGCTAAAAATTATTATGGGCCTAGTCCAAGTTTTTTCAGGCTTATTTACTTTGAATTTTTCTCAAATGTGGCAGGGATTGAAGCAGATATTTTCCGGGTCTGTCCAATTTATTTGGAATTTTGTGCAGCTGCAAATGTTCGGTAAATTACTTTCTTTAGGAAGAGTCTTTATTACCTCTTTCCGTGGCGTTTTTGTCGGATTGTGGAATGGCTTGAAATCCTTATTTTCTTCTAGTGTAGGATTTTTGAAGAATTCAGTGGTTTCAGGGTGGAATTTACTGCTATCAATCACTAAAACTATATTTAATGACTATCGGTCATTCTTAACTGGGATATGGAATTTATTGGAATCTATGATTTCTAAAACAGTATCCGCAATAGTTAATGCTGTTCGTTCATCGTGGAATTCCTTGAAATCTGCAACGACAAGTATTTTTAATTCTGTCCGTAGTTTCCTAACTTCATTATGGTTAGGGGTACGCAGTACGGTATCTAATTTAGCCTCCAGAACAAAAGATGGGATAGTAAATGCCTGGTCAACATTGAGAAATAAAACAACTGAAATTTTTACGAGTATTAAAACTAAAACATCT